GTGTGATGTTGGGTTTGAGGTTTAACGTCCAGTGGGAAGCCCTCCGCACTTGTTGAAGGTGCGGATCCCCTAGACGATAGAGGCTGCCGTAGCAAAGATTGAGAGCATGTTGGGAAGAAACACGGAGGGTAGGGTCCGCGATCTGCCAATGGCTTGACGGGCCACCCAACACTTTTCAGAACTCTCAACCCCAACCACCTCTGTCTTGCGTAACCATGGGGGGTAAACAACAGACCCTACATGAGGGCCAACATGTTAGGAGCTCGCTTGAGAAGAGCTCCGCCCACATCCCACGCTAGCTTGGCGGCAGGTCCGGTGGCAAGGCTATAAGCCCATTCGCCGGCACGATCCAAGGCATGGAAGATGTCGTTGATGGAGTTCTTGCTCGAGGGAGCAGAGGTGGTGGTAACGGAAGTTACGTAGCCGGAGGATGCTACAAAGGTAACCTCGTAGACCACCACCATCCTAACTCGAATACCAGTGGACACTGGAATGCCAGACCACGTAGCAAGGAGACTATTCCGCCCAGCACTCTCAATGTTGACGTCTGCAATCTGCGTGGCAGAGAACTGATTATCAGCCTCCCCAGGCCTCCACTTAACCTCAACTACACTGTCTGGCATGCGGGTAACCACTGGGCTGGCCTGCCGAAGCGACTGGACGGAAACTCCTCCAGTTCCTTGGTAGACAGCAGCCGTGGGAACAACAGCCAAGCTGACAACTCCCTGCCTGTTGAGCTCGGACCCCGGCCACATTAGCTGCATGCAAGCAGCGACAGGTCGCACGGTGTCCCAAGACACATTTCCATTACCAGGCTGGTATCCATACTGGTTGGAAAAGGGGTTGTTACCATTGTCAGTGGCAGTATCTATAGTAGCCACTGAACACAGTGAGGAGGCTCCCGTGTTATCAAACAACGCGGGGGTGAAAATGCATGCGCCAGCAGTACTGGTGGAGGAAGTTGACATAATAGTGTCACGCTCAACGCGAATCAAGCTTCCACCGGAAGAAGTGGGATAACAAGGACTGGCTAGGGGAGCATTGCAGGGATCAGCAATCAACCGGGCCCATGCCTTTGCGGGCTCGTCGAGCCCAGCCAGTAATTGCTTGGCACTGACCATGCTCTTCTTTCCAGTCTTGCGCTTGGTTCTCCCTCCACGCGGACTCTTGCTAAATTTAACCATGATATCTTAAACAACAGGTGTGATGGGAATCGCCAAAATCGTGTCAAGATTTTGATCGTGCCGCAAACCTCCAATCTTCCAAGCCCTCCACTCTTGCTCGAGAGCGAGCTGCATGTCGGGGGTCACCCCCCAGGCCAGCCAAAAGCTGTACCTGGTGGATTCACTCACCGGCTGGGCACTGCGGCTCATGCCCCTGGATGCCCATGCTAACCCAGTGCGGGCAAAGTCCGCTGAGTCGTGCAGGGCACCAGTCGCTCCCTCCCTCTTGCAAGCTAGGTAGAACTCCTGTAAGACAGGAATTCCCCCACACAGGGCCAACCCGCAAGTTCCGACTTGGCCTAGCCACAATCGGTAACTGCGCTCATACCTGGAGGTGTCAGGGTGCTTCATGCACGTGTCTTTGCTAGTGCAAATCCACGGATTCCGCACCATGACCCATTCCCCATCAACACAAACAGGGCGCGATTGGCAAAACTCAATGCGCTCAAACTCGAAGGAAGGCTCCTCCACCTTTAAGGTGAAGCCATAGTCCAGACCGTGCTGGTTGAGCCCAGCCATGAACCTGTCCAGATCCGCCCGCTCCATGAACACGACACAGTCGTCGCCATTATTGGCCAAAGACGGCTTAATACCGAGGTCAAGGCAATACCGCCTTATCACTCCCGTCATGATTAGGCAGTTGCCCAAGGCCGTGTTCATGTCGCCACTCATCCTGCAACCATCCACGTTGTACCACTTTCGCTTCAGGGAGGTTGACAAACCCGCGATTTTTGATCTGCCATGATAGCAGCTCAGCAAGCTGGGCTCGTTCCTCAAAATCCGCGAAGCACTGGGTGTATAGCCCATGCTCCCATTGAAGCGCAGGCACGCTCACGTGTTGGTCAAACCGGGATGCATCAATCCCCACAGCAACAGGATCGTGCAGGGCATCCCACATGTTACGAAGGAGGCATGCTGTTTCACCAGCATTGTAACCTTTGAATACAGTGGGCTGTCCAAACACACGGGCTATGGCCCGATAAATCTTGTGCTCGAGGGGCCTCAAGTACACACCAATAGCGGCGTTGTACACGGCATTCCGGGGCTGGATTATCCTAGGACAGGGGTCTGGCTTGGAGTCCCTATTAAGGAACTCAGCCTTCACAAACGAGGCGAGAAACGAGTTCCGCCTGTGGACTCCCATGAGATTCTTCCACTCCACGGCCGAACGGTACCGTTTGAGCTTAGCACCTGTGTAAAACCCGAGGAATTCCTCATCGGTACATGGGTGGTAGCGGCCCAAATTATCGAGCAATGCCCGACGGTACTCATCCAGCCGGGAGTAGATATCACGCACGGGGGCGGGAGGGGGTGTCAGTTTCCCCTCCTTCTCCACGCAGTATACCCGCTCTCTGAGGGCTCTTTGCACGTTAGGTAACGAGTTATTGTGCACGGTTGCACTCGCTACATGTAGCGGCGCCTCGGTCCGAACACAAACCCGCTCCTTGGGAGCGCCACCTAGCAGGGTGACCAACATCCGTTCATTGGGAGCAGAGCGCTCAACCAATGTGGACACACCCTTAACCAGGACTAGGCATCCCTAGTGCTGTCCAAACTCAAGTGTTGGGCGGTCCTCAACGCCCTCCACCCAGTCCAGGATTCGCCTCAGCATGCTGGGCCCGTACCTGGCACGGTGTTGCTGCAGCCTCTCGCCTATCTCCCGCGTTGACAAAACGCGGGCAGCCATGATGTCAGTGCCGGTAGGGCAAAACACCATGACCACCGCCAGGGGGACTACGTGTACAACATCTGCGGCTCTCACGTTGTAAGTAGCCAGCACATCACAGCAGAGCTTGGCAACCATTTGCTTGTTGGAGGAGCTCGGAGAGGGTATCTCCCCAAGCTTGGCTCGCACGCGCAACGCGACCGCCACAGCAGCTCCGCTGAGGTTGATACACATCCGCCTGCTCAAGCCCTTTTTCTTCTGGGGCAGAGGGGGAAGTGTCCCATCACTGGGGGTGGGGGGCGGAGTAGGCATGTCCCTGATCCAATCAAACTCGGGGACTTCAGCCACTTCGGTCTCCTCCTCCGGAAGGTCCTGCAGGAAACTTTCCAGTTCTGCAGCCGCCTGATCCATCTGTTCCATCGCCCCACTCGCCCACGCCTCGTCAGCCTGGCGTACGACGTGGGTTCGGCAGGCTTTCAAGTACCTGCCGTACAGATACACACCACTAGCAACGCCGGCCAGAAGCCCGACGCCAGCGGCCCGTGTCGCCGAAGTCATCCCGTTGGCCGAAGTTAAATTTACGCGCTGTGAAGCTACGCCGGCCCTTCAAACCCCTGTTTGTCAGACAGGAGACAATAACTCCACGTGGGATAACGCAGTGAGATTAAAC